CAGCGTTGCGAACCTTCCTTCGACTGCCCGCGCTTGCGGGAGTTTTGAACACTATCCCTAGGGCTGTCTATGAGACTGCATGCGTGGCAGAGAGCCAGCCACCGTCAGGGCGCTGGCTCGTCGGTATCCGACTGCACGATCTACGTCATGAGGCCACATCCCGGTTCTTTGAGAAGGGGCTAAGTGTCATGGAGGTGACGACGATTACCGGGCATAAGACGATGGAAATGCTCAAGCGGTACACGCATTTGCGCGCGCAAGACGTGGCGTTGAAACTTGGATAGCCCGCCATTTCAGGCCACGATTGCGAGGAGCAGCATGGCGAGTGCGTGAATGCGCGCCGCCATGGCTATCTACGCTTGCCCAGCTTCAGGATTCCCATGCGAGTGATGGGAACTTAGTGTCGTCGTCCGGTGAAATCTTGGTAAAAATGCTTGGCTTTGACTTTTTCACCCATGAGTTTTGAGGAATTCTGCAACCTCTACTTCCTTGGTTTTGGAGAAAACCCAGCCGCCAAGGCTGCTATTCCATTTTCCGCCGAGATCTTTTAGTCCATCCTTGATCTTCTTTGTATCGCCTTTTACGATGAAAGATTTAATTTGGCCATCTTTTGTGTAATCTTCCATGAAAATCTGCCCCTCTTTGATGATTTTCTTTAGGGATGCGGATTTTTCTTTTATGTCGGCATGTGATGATTTGTTTGTGGGTGTTCCTGCGATCAGGAGTTTGACATTTATTGTCAATTGATTGAGTAATTGTTCTTTGAAGTCGATCAGATTATTGTAGGAGCCAGTAAGGCCAATCTTCTGCATCTTGCCTTCGAAATCTTTGAGGGCTTTGTATTGATCTAAATCTAGCTTCGTTGGGTTAACGCTCCGAGACGAAAAATAGACCATTACGGGTTTGTTATTTTCTATAAACCATTCGATTTCTTCTGCTGTCCCACTCTCGCTGACTCCCGTGGGGGAGCCGAGTCGAGTCCAAAAAACTCCAATAGCCATGTCGCAGTCGGTGACAAGCTGGTTGTTAATTACCCCTTGTGCCCGGCCACCCATGAGAGGGGCAGAATGAGTTTCCCATTTGACCGGTAGTAATACAACGCCGGTTGTTTCTGAATTCACGGTATTCCAGCGGGAAATGACCTCGGGGATTGCTTGCCGTTCTTCTTCGACATCACCGGGGCTTGCGACCAATACTTTAAATACTTTTGCGTCGAAAGACATTGGGTCTCCAGATTTATTGGAATGATTGACCAATCACGCAAGCGTGGGGCTACGTTAGTGGTAATTGTTCAGTCCGATCGACCGGCTGAACCTCTGATTGCTCATTTACCACCTTGAATTTCAAGAGCTGTCCGGCGATCTGTGATTTCTCTATGACTTTTATTTCGACGGTTGCCTCAATTTTTTTGGAATCAGTCATGCAGCTGAATAAGCGGCGAATTCTCGATTCTGTCATGTGGGGCTTATGGTAAATGGCCGAGAAGTGATACGTCGGTGAACGAAGCTGCAACCTGTACCGTTCCCCGATTTTGACGATCCCTTCTACAACAAAGGTATCGGTCACATTATTACGCGCTACATTCCTGCGTGCGCGTCGCTCCGCAAGTATTTCAAGGTGATCTCGGTTGAGGGTTACATCACCTACGTCAACGCGATCCGCGTCAGCCGACGCTGCTGCAAGATGCCAGTAGCTGCTGGCGACATCAGGGATCAGCATGTCAAAGGCGGGGAACTTGGTAGACAGCCGCGCCACGGCCTTCTCCATAATGTCCCAGCGTTTTCTATCGAGGGTAGTGATCGTGGAGGTCAATGAGAGAAGCTTGTCTCTTTCCTCGATTTCCATTTGCTTCGCCTTGTTGTCGAAGTGCTTGAGAATCATCGGGCGGGCGACAAGCGTAAGTCCCACGGCAACAGCCGCTATCAGTGACTCCATGGGATGAGTGTTGATAAGTTGGGCAACCGCGTGAACTAGGGGTGTCAGATCTGTGTCCGCGATGGACGAGCCTTTTTTCACCGTGGTGGTGAATTCAAGCTGTTCGTCTTCGCTCTTTTTCAATCGGCGCTTGTCGTATGCCCCGTGTGCAATGGCTGCATAGGCTCTTCCCATGGATGACTTGAAACCAATCAAGGCCTCCATTTGGCCGGAGCGCAGCGATGACTTATACTCGGCCCCCTGGATTTTGATGCTCAAATGTGGCCAGCCGGCGAAGTCTAGGGGTGGCACGGGATGGCCATCCAGCCAGTCCGATAGCAGTTGCCACGCATCGTCATCGTCCTTTATCTGGAAGGTATTTGTCGCCATGCGGCCGCCCCCTCGCTAAAACCGTCCGAAGTAATGTAACGTGTAGGGCGCATTTACGGAAGTCTGTCTAGATTGTGATTTTTTGTCGGCAAGAAGGGACGGGCCAAATTTTGAACAGCATTTCTGCGAGGGCAGCGCCGCCCGTGCCGCAGCCAATGTCCCCGATGGCCTCCCATGAATCGCACTGGACGCGCGGAGAGGTGCTCGGGCTCGACGAGACGCACCGGACAACCGCTTGGGATGGCCCAACACCGGGAGCGAGGGCAGCTCCTCCGGTCGAGTCTTGGTCCCTTCCGGGCTTGACAGTCAGTCCGCTATCGCTCAGTCTGTACACACATTAAATGAACATCTTGTGGTGTGAACAGGCATGGCAAACGGCAAGTTCGTCACGTACTACCGCGTATCAACACAGAAGCAGGGGCAGTCCGGCTTAGGTATCGAAGCGCAGCAGCAGCTTGTGCAGGCGTACCTGAACGGAGGGGATTGGACCGTCTTGGCAGAGTTCACGGAGGTGGAGACAGGCAAGGGCGCGGACGCACTGGCGAAGCGGCCCAAGCTGGCCGAAGCGCTGCTCGTGTGCAAGAAGCACGGCGCTACGCTAGTGATTGCCAAGCTGGACCGTCTGGCTCGCAACGTCCACTTCATTTCGGGGCTGCTGGAGACGGGCGTGGACTTTGTGGCGGCGGACATGCCGCACGCGAACAAGGTCATGATCCAGATGCACGCCGTTATGTCCGAGTGGGAGCGGGACCAGATCAGCGCCCGGACCAAGGCAGCGCTGGCCGCCGCTAAGGGCCGTGGTGTGAAGCTAGGGGTGGCCGGACCCGCCAACCTCAAACAGAACGTAGAGGAGCGCCAGCAGCAGGCAGACGCGTTTGCTGAGAAGCTGCGGGGTGTGTTGGACGGTATGCGGGCACGAGGCCTGACGAGGCGGGCTATGGTTGACGAACTGAACGGCTTGGGAATCAAGTCCGCCACGGGCGGGGCGTGGCATCTGACGCAGCTACAGCGCACGCTGGCACGGCTGGCGTAGCTGGTTCCAACTCAACCCCGCAAGGGCCGCTTCGGAGCAATCTGGGCGGCCCATTTCTTTTCGTGCCCCACTCGGACACAGCAGCACAGTGCCGTGCGATCAGGCTGAAACGTGGCAGGCCAGGGTGGCGGGCAAGCTACGCTGCATTTTGTGTCCCTCCGCAGACAGAGATCAGCCGCGCTCATGTCAACGCTTCATGCCCTGGCCGGGCGTTAAACAGGCATGTCACCACACGGGGAGCCGCAAGGCTCGGTGACAAGGGCGGGCTCTACAAGCAATCCGAAGTTCGATAAGGGTCAGGATGCTGGATTGGGTCCCCTCGGGCCGTTCCGGTGAACGAAGAAAGTTCATCTGTGCGAGCACGGGGAGGGCGAGATACAGCAAAACCGAGTTCTCCAAGGGTCAGGATACATAGACCCATCCAAGAGACTCGCTGGGCAGGAAGGTAGCTGCTTGATGGCGCACTGGATGCGTGATCGAGCAACGCCGTCCAAAGGGCACCGCACCCGTGCCTTGTACCCGTAGGGCTGAGTACAGCCTCCTATCCATCCATCAGTCCTTATGCGTAGCTCTCGCGGCTAGACGCTTGGGCTGTTCCCTCATGGAGTTAGCTCGATGAACCAAGATCGGCATTCGGGGGAGTTCCTATTGCCGTACATGTTTCGATGCCAAAGCTAGGCCAGAGGTACGGACCCAAGCACGATCCCCGATTCACTAGTCACCACAGGCAGCCACGCGGCGGCAAGCTAGACCGACGACAGCGACAGCTCTGCCGGGTCGATCCCTGTTACCAAGCCGCACTACAGCCTCGCGTCTCCGATCCGGCCCGGTGGGAAGCCTTCTTAGCGGGCAACTCCCGGTATCACGGCAGGCATTGCAGCAAGTGCGGCTCTACATCCCGACGTGTTCGTGACGCTTCCTGCTACGGCTGCTTGCTAAGGGCGAACAGTAGCGACTGGGAGAGGCTGCGAGCCGGTATTGCACCGCCAGCAAAACGCTCTATAGCGGGGCTCGAAGCTCTGCGGGAGCAACGCCGCAGGGAGGTGTCTGGCGAGTACCTAGAGGAGATCTTCGGCCCCTTTACGGCCCGCAGATACCCCACCGGGAGATTGGCTGTCCAGGCCGACTCTCTCCACATCAATCAGCCCAACTGGGCAAGCGTTCCGCCCACGCGGGTCATCCAACTATGCCGACTGTACCCAGACCTACGTGATGTCCTTGCGTGGGCTGGATGGTCTGTCCCGGCATGAGTCCAAAAACACCACACCTAGGAGCAACTATGAGCACTACCAGCACCCGCTTCGGTCACCCTCTCGAGCACAACACGGTCGAGCAGTTGTACTTCGAGAACACCGTGCTGAACTGTGGCCCGTCTGCAATCGCCACTTATCGCCGTGCAGTCGAGGCGTTGACGGGAGGCTTGCCCTCGTGGGCAGCGCGTAAGCCCAAAGGCGGGGCACAGCGCGTGTCTCGCAAGTACGGCGGCGATCCGAGTTTGGCTCGATGAGCGGCAGTCAAAAAGAACGCATTCCGCGACCGAAGCGGGAGCGTCCATCACCCCAGGCCATTGCCAATCGGCAGGCCATCAAGCGACGCATGCAACGCCGTCGCACCACCTCATAGGAAAACCCAACCATGACCAGCAAGCCCACGACCAAGCTCACCACTAAGTCCATCAACAAAGTTCATCGCAGCCCCGAAGCAATTGAGGGCCACATTGCCCAACTCGGCGCACGCATTAACGACTTACGTCCGGTGGCCGAGCAGTTCGCAAAGATGGCCGCCGCCGCTGATGCCATGCAGCAGGCGCTGCAACAGGTGCAAGAACTGCGTGCCGAGTTGGAGGAGTCCAAGGCACACCTCCTGCGCACGCAAGCGGATGCTCTACAAATCCTCAGCGTCCACAAGGCGGACAGCAAGCATGAGGGAATCATCGTCAGCACCGTTGCGGAAATCGAGCAGGGCCAGTATTCGCAGGACCATGGTTGCTCGGTCCCAGTGCGGCGCACGGTGCCGCTGCATAGCCTGAACGCTGCCGAGCAGTGGGCGGTGCTGGAGTCCAAGAAGCTGCCCCCGTACATCTTGAAGCTCGCCGATACGCCCGCCCAGGCGCTGGCGAAGTGGCAAGCAGCGTACCGTCGCGGCTACCTTACCGACTGATGGAACAGCAAGCCCGGAAACTCATCGCGCTGGAGGCACAGGAGCCCCTTGCACGCCGCGCCGATGGCATGTGGTCGATCTGGCTAGATGCGGTCAAACGCATGCCAAACGAGCAGAAGCAGGTCGAGCTGGACATCCTTTCCCAGCAGTGGGCCGACATGTCCGCAAGGGAGTCGCCGTACCTGCCAACTCAGGCCGATTGGGACGCATTGTTCTGCATGCTACGCCCGCTGGCCGACTGGTGGCACTGTTCTGATCAAGAGCACTTCGAGAGTTGGAGGCAGGCGTTGCACGCAGAGCCTGCGGAACAAGTGGCGAAGGCGTGGGCAGCAGAGATCGCCGCTGTCGAAGCAGGGCGGAGCGCTGCCAAACCGCAGCGTTTGCTTTCAGCGTTCGACATTCACTGCAACGAATACGGCGAGTTCCGCAAGCAGTTCCCTATGCCGCCCGCGCTGGTGGCCCTTGGTAGGTGGATGAGTCCGCCGTCCCACCTAGCGATCAGCCGCGACCTCTGGAACGCCCGATAACGGGCTGCTTCGCACTTCAACGTGCAGGCGCTACACAAAGGTCACCCATCCAACTCAATCGCTCCACGGGCCTCACATTGCCCACGAGCACACGCTGTGCGCCGCTAGCGTGCAGCTCAACACCAACCCACAAGGAAGCAACATGGAAATCGAACAAACCTCCGGCTACAAGGAATTCCAACAACAGACGCAGCGAGAGCTGGCCCGGAATCACGCACTGACAACGGCACCTGATTACGTCTCGCTGTCGCAGTACCGGCAGTCTCAGGCCATCCTGAACGCCGCTGGCGTCGGCGGCATTGATCCGCACGGCAGCCTGTCGCCGGATGCAGCTCAACAGGTGGCAATCATCAACGAACGCCGCTTCGGGTCAGCACAGCGCGGTGGCGGCTACACGACGGTGACGGACGAGCAGTACCCACCGGGACACCCACTGCGCACGCGCCGAGTGTCGTACACGTACTGAGGTCGGCGTACACCCGTCACGAACGTGGTGGGTATACAACGCTAACGTTTGGCGCGGCGTTCGGCAGGGCAGTTGACACTGCTCGTGCGGAATTGCCGGGGCGCCTAGACGCATCTTGCCTCTTCGAGAAGCGCGGGACAAATCCAGCCCCTTCTGTGTACTTGCCGGGCTGCATGCAGGTCACTAGACTCCGCGCCGTTGCGTAGACAAACGCAGCCGGGCTTGGCCGCTCGGGATCAATAGGCGCACAGCCGCCATGCGCGGCATTACTATTCGTGCGTTGCCTTCGCGCGCCCCTTCAATGGCGAGCCGAGGCGGGGACACCTTCGGGTGTGCCGGTTTCCTATTGACCGGTCGGCCAACCCCGCCTTCGGCCCGCCGCCCGTATCTTGGCCGATGCACGGCGGGCCTCCATTCACTCAATAGGAGGCCGCGCCATGCGCCGCACTGTCGCTCGTCCTGAGCCAGCCTGTCATTTCCAAACCGCCCGTCATTCCGGCTATCCCAAGCGCGAGGTAAAGGCCGCATACAACCTCGGCAAATTCGCCGCGAGGTACTGGTCTGCCGCCCGCAACGCGATGCCGGCAGGGGCGACCATCGGTGACTACTGCATCAAGTGCGAAGCTGACTTGTTGGCGACGCTTTCTCCAGAGGGGCACGGGCTCTTGGAGCCGTTCCTTGACGGGTTCAACCAGGAGGTTGCCCAACGCGCCATGTATCGCATGCCAGGCTTCGAGGACGCCCGCGAAGTGCTGGCTGCGGAGGCTCGTGTGTACGAGCAAAAGGCAGAGGCAGCCGCTCGTGCACATGAGGCCGCATGGCAGGCAATCGCACTCTTACGAGAGGCTGATGAGCAGGCGCAAGAGCTGTGCCGCAGGGCTAACAGGGCTGTACTGGCTGCCTGCTCATAGGCGAATCACAAACTGTCCATTCCCAAGGGCCGCGCGAGCGGCCTTTGTCATTTCTGGGGAACGCATGAAATTCCAACCTACCGACGATCAACTGTCGAAGGCACAACAAGCCGCGTACCGTGGCGGTCAATTTGCCGCGTCGTACTGGCCCGAAGCCCGCAAGGGAATGGTCGATGGGGCCACCATTGACGACTACCGCATCAAGTGCGAGGCCGACCTACCGCTGTCTCTTTCGCCTGATGAGCGGGGTGGCTTCATGAAGTCCTTCCTTGAAGGATTCAATGGGGAGATTGCCCGCCGTACTGCGCTCCACGAGCCCGGGTTCGTGGATGCGGGTGAAGTGCCGTGCGCAGAAGCGCATGGCTGCACAGGGCGCCATTGACCGCCCGTATTAGCAGCGACTCCCATGAGTCGAACGTCCCGCGCCACCGGGCGTAATGGGCACCACATTCACAATTAAGGAGTAACACATGGCAGGATCAATGGGGCCGGACTCGTTCGCCCTCAACCCGGACGGTAGCGTTGTCGTACAGAACCCGGTCAACAACACGTCGGGCGTCCAGACGACGCTATCGGGCGGCCCTAGCAATGCTATGCCGGTAGCACCTGGGGCGCGCATCGCACCGACCGACTGGAACGGCATTATGTCGTCCAGCTTTCAGACGCTGGATGCGATCAACAAGCTCTCCGGCAACGTGCTCAAGCCGTACGTCGAGGCCGAGGAGAAGAAGGCGTACTTCGACGGCGCGGCCCGCGTAGCCCAGGGCCAGTCGCTCCAGCAGATCGAGAACGATCAGCCGTGGTTCACAAAAATCTTCGGCCCGTCCGCCACCGTACGGGGTGCGCAAGCGATGGCCGCGACCACGGCACTAACTCAGGCGGAAACGCAGACGCTGGAGGACATGCAGGACTTGAAGCAGCAGTCACCTGATGCCTTCCGGTCCTACCTCGTCTCGCAAGCGTCCGGTATCAAGTCAACGGGCGACCCATTGGTGGACGCCACCGTGCAGACGAAGCTGGCCGAGCAATGGGGTCCGCTGATGAAGACCCACATGCGCGAGCACATCGCGTGGCAGCAGTCCGACATGTTGGAGAAGCAGGTCAACCTGAACGTCTCCCAGGCTGCGGCCCTAGCAGGCAAGCGCAAGGCCAATGAGGCGGGCTGGTCAGACGAAGACCGCACCGTGGCCTATCAGGATGCAGTGGCAGCCGCGCAGCCCGCCGCAGGTCAGCCGAAGCAGTCCTGGAGCAAGGGCATGGTGCGGTCGCTCAAGGGCGCGCTGAACGGTGGGTACTTCGACTACTACAACGCGATCAAAGCGTCGCCGCTATGGAACGAGATTGACGGCGACGCACGCGAGGCGCTGGAGGCGGCAGTACCGCAGTACGTGATGAAGGACGCGCGCAACAATCCGGCGATCACCAACATCACGAACGACCTGGGCGCGCTGGAGTTCAACCTGTCCCACGGGGCCAGCGGCATCACTCGTTCCGAAGAGTTGAACACGGTAATCGACGAGTACAACTTTCGACACCGCAAGGAGACGGGCAGCGAGGAACCTCTCATCAACAACACCAAGCGGGCACAGATGCTCAAGGAGTGGATGTCCGGTCAACGGCGCACACAGGAGCAGAACCTCGCTCTGACGAAGAAGGAGGATAACTTCCGCTTGTCTGGCGACCTTGCGCGGAAGGCGTTTATGACAGGTAACGCTTCCACCATCAAGGGTTTGGAGTTGGACTCAAAGGCGGTGGGTGACGCGATGAACGCAGAGTTCGGTGCGGCTGTTGGCTCAAACGACGCAGCCACGATCCAGCGTTACTTCGACCGCGCCGCCCAGGTATCGCACGATGAGAAGCTGCGCAGTTCCAAGCTGCAAGAGTTGATGCAGGTTCAGGTGCCTGCGCTGACGAGCGGGAACGGCCCGCTGACGGAGCAGCAAATCACCGCGCTGAACTACGCGAAGGGCCTGTACAAGACCCTGAACGGGCCGCAGGCCGTGGCGGACTACGTGGGCGCGGACAACGCAGGCAAGGTCATCCAGCTCATCAACAGCGGCGTGGACACCAACGACGTACAGGCGTTGAACGCACAGCGGCAGGTCATCTCCCACACGCAGTACAAGCAGGCCAGCACGGCGGATCGCACGGCCATGCAGGATGTCATCAATAAGGCAGACCCAGGGATACTGCGTGCCATCATGCCGTTCATTGGCGGTAAGGGTGCGCTGACGGGGTGGGAGCTATCGCCAGAGGTGAAGAAGAACTTGGCCGATGAGTACGCCGCTGAGGCGGCGCAGTTCGCCCGGTCATACAACCTACCGATGGAGCAGGCCGCACGGATCGTACTGAACAAGCGGCTTGCCAATGCGGACTTGGTGCCCGGTGCCATCATTCAAGCCAACAACACCGTGCAGGGCGATGTATCTCTGAATTCCGCTGTTGCGCGAGTACTGCGCTCCAAGGCAGCCGCAAGCCAGTCCACGACTGTTTATCAAGCCGCGCTGCGGGAGATGATCCACGACAAGATGACGACCATCGTCAACGCCAAGAACGATCCGGCCAAAATCGCCGAGACGGAGAGCAGGGGCGGCGTGGTGGACTTCGATCCCTACGATTGGGAGGTCCGTTCCGGGGCGCAGCTTGGTGACGGGCGGCTAATGCTGTTCGTATGGCCCAAAGACAACGACCTAAAGGTGCGCTTCGGTGCGCCTGTTGGTATCAAGATCAGCGCGGGGCGGGATGAGAACGACAAGGATGGACTGGCTTGGTACATCAACAAGCACACGGCGCGGGAAAGCGAAGTGGCACGGCCTTCCCTGATCAAGGCCCTTAAGGGCCAGTTCGGCTTGCAGTTCCAATAGGCCGCTCCTCTAGCATCGGTGTGCCGTCGGCAGGCGGCGGCAGCCGCTTATCTTGGACCCTTGCGGGTCCGAGGTCTGCGGGAAACCGCTGTGGGGGCACCATGTGCGCCGCGGATTCTAGGCGAAAATGCAGATTACATGCAGCGCCGTCCCAGGCTAAAGCAGCGGGCGGCTAAAAGGGGGATGGGATGTCGTTGAAAGCAACGAAGGAACAGTTGGTTCGCTTGCTCGGTGAGGCAGACAACCAAGTTATCGCGTTGTCCGGGAAATGGGGTACGGGGAAGACTCATCTCTGGAATGAGGTCAAGGGCGAAGCGAGCGATGACAAGGTTAAGAAGGCGCTCTATGTGTCGCTGTTTGGGCAGTCCAGCATCGACCAGGTGAAGAGAAAGCTCATTGAGTCGGCTATCCCCGGCATTGAGTCGCACAGTGGGACTTTTGATTCTTTGAAGCAAATTTTCCGAATCGGTGTGAGGGCTGGTTCGGAGCACTACAAGGCGCTGGCGGCACTCAGCGACCTGAACCTACTCTTGATGGCCCCAGTAGTGCTGCGAAACTCAGTCATCGTCCTTGACGACATTGAGCGCAAGCACGACAAGCTTGGTATCGACGAGGTACTTGGCTTCATAGACGAGTACTCGACTCAGTATGGCTCCCGTTTCATCTTGGTTCTCAATGATGACCAGCTCGACAACCAGGAGTTGTGGTCCGCCTTTCGTGAGAAGGTCATTGACGAGGAGTTAAAGCTGGTCACTACGCCGGAAGAGGCCTTCGCCATCGCGATCCAGTTGTCACCATCGCCGTACGCAGATGCTCTTGGTCGGGCATCCGTCTCCTGCGAACTGACCAACATTCGCATCATCGGAAAGGTCATAAAAGCGGCCAACCGCATCCTGGGCAAGCGTCCGCTGGAGGAAGCGATAGCTGCACGAGTTGTTCCATCGATAGTCTTGTTCTCTGCAATCCATTACAGAGGGCTGGAGGATGGCCCGGACTTCCAGTTCGCGCTGAATGCAGGCACGACGGACTGGTTGGATTATGCGAGGGACAGGAGTGGCGAACCGTCCGAAGGTGACAAGCGGAGGGACCGGTGGAACTTGCTTTTGGCAGAATTGGGCATCCGCGGCTGTGACGATTTCGAGGTGGTGTTGGTCGAGTTTTTGGAGTCGGGGCTGTTTGATCCTAGTCGCATCGCCGCGATCATAGACGGCTACATTGCCAACAAGCAAAGCTGGGAGGCGCGCGAAACAGCCAATCAGTTCGTGACTAAGGTCTACTGGGATCATCGCGCCAGCGATACCCAGTTAGTTTCCGAGGCCGCTGCGCTGCCCAAGATTGCAGGAATGCTGGACCCATTTGTGGTCACTGAACTGGACGAAGCGCTGGTGAAACTTCCGGGCGGTGCAGCAATCGGCCAAGCGATCGTCGACGGTTGGATCACTGCATTTAGGGCTGAGAAGCACGAGGCAGTGAATGACGAAAATCCGCTGAACCGCCCGCTGCATCCTGCAATACAGGCTGAATTCACCGCAATCAACGCCAATGCTCAGGCTCAGATCACCGTTTTAGACGCATGCATGCACCTTATCGAGAACAGCGGGTGGGGAACCATGCAAGAGGTCGCCATGAAGCGAGCCACCGCAGCCGATTTCGAGATGGCTATTCGCCAGATGGACCTAGATAAATTGCGCAAATTCATGCGTCGAATGATGGAAATGAGGCTTCAACGGCAGCAATACGACCAGTACTTCGGGACGGCCACCGAACGCTTCGTGGAAGCCTGCAGGACGATTGCTAACGATGCCGCCTCTCCTCGATTGGCATGGCTGATTAAGCGCCTCTTTGAGAAGACGGCTATCGCGTCTGATCTATTGCCGCCTGGGGCCACAGTTCCCACTAGCCCAGCTTCGCGGCCAAATCCTTGACTTGTAGGTGTGTGTAGCGCTGGAGCATCCTAATGTCCTTGTGCCCGGTGATTGAGGCCACTTCCATCTGCGTGAGCCCTTTCTCGAAGAATCGGCTGGTGGCCTCGTGGCGCAAGTCGTGGAAATGGAAGTCCTCGACACCGGCCCTTTCCAGCATGCGCTTGAAGGCCAGTTTCAGCGCGTTCGGAGTTACGTCTGGAAACACCGGGCGCTCATCGGGATCATTGACGGCGACCGTACTGCCATAAGCCATCTGTTGCACGGCTTTCAGTATCGCTATCGCCTTGAGGGATAGGGCCACGCCGCGAGGCGACCCGTTCTTGGTGTCCGTCAATTGGACGGCTCGCCTATCGAAGCTAACCTGCCACCATCGTAGGCCGAGCATTTCCCCACGCCGCATGCCTGTCTCCAGTGCCAAGTCCATGATGGGGATCACGTACGGGTTGCGCGTGTCCGCTCCTGCCTCGCGTATGGCCGCCTCCTCTGCCTTTGATAGGCGGCGCACTCGGGATGTCGGGTTCTTGGGGCGCCGGACGCTGCGAATTACGCTGTCGGGTAGATCGATACCCCATTCATCCCGCGCATGCCTGAGAGCTGCATTCAGGATGTTCAGTTGGCGATTGACGGTGCTGCCTTTGACCTGTTCGAGTCGCTGATCCCGCCAATCCTGCAAGTCGCGCCGGGTCAGGTTCTCCAAGTGGATCAGGGCGAGCGCGGAGTCCAGCATGGAGCGGACATGGTATTCCTCCGCACTGGCCCCTTTCTTCTTTGGCGTCACTTCGGCCAGATAGCGGCGCAGTAGGTCCGCGACGAGGCGCGGCCTTGTTTGAAGCTCTGCGGCGAGCTTCGCTTCGGCTTGCCGCTTGGCGGCTGCGTGCGACCGGAGCTTTATGCTGGCCTCGACCCCGAACAGCCAGCTTTCGGCTTCCTCACGTGTCGGGAATGTTTGAGAGAGGGTCGGGAAGCCGACGCGGCGGACTTTCGCTTGGAATGTGGCGGCGCCTTTGTTGTCGGTGCGTTTGGATACAGTGCCCATGGCCGTCATCCTCCTAAGTGGATGCACGGTGCTTGGGCTTTGCGCGTAGCGACTCGGTGCAGGTTGTTCGCGCCCATGGCAGGCGCGGGATCGATTATGTCCTTGCTAGAGGCATTAAAATCGGTCACACCGTAGTCACACTGAATTGTGACTAGGGCCAACTTTCAACCAACTACCGTTGGATGTGCCTGTCGTAAGCCCTTGATTCTTCTAGAGTCTTTGGCCTGCCCAGAGGGATTCGAACCCCCGACCGTCGGCTTAGAAGGCCGATGCTCTATCCAACTGAGCTATGGGCAGATGCGGCGCAATGCGTTGCCCAGGCAGGCACGCTGAAACTGCGGCTCCCGGGAGACGGGAGGCCGCAGATTCTATCAGATGGATGCCGGCTGGCGGTCTCTCGCCGGCCGGCAGGTCAGCGCTGGGGCGGGATTTCGGGCGGCAGATCTCCCGGCGGCAGCTCGATGGGTGGGCCGGCCGGGTCCGGATCGTGGAAGGGCGGCTCGACCGGCGGGACATCGGGTGGAGGCATCT